ACGGTGAGGCATGGGTCGGCCTGAATACGAAGACGCTGACCTCGGACACGGCATACGTCACGTTCACATCAGGGTACAACGACGCTGGGGCTGACGTAGGCGGCGTACAGGCGTGGGACCAATACATGGACCTTGTTGTGATTACATACGGGAGGACCGCTACGCCTGTTGCTCAGGACAACATTTGGATGCGGTTCAACGGCGACACGACCAACGGCAACTACGCGGGCCAGTACTTGGAAGGCAACGGTTCGGCTACGACGGCGGCTGTTGAGGCTCAACCGATTGTTGGAATCCTGCCAGCCAACTCAGCGACAGCGAACATTTTTGGCAGCATGGTGTCGCACCTGTTCGATGTGAACTCTGGGAAATATAAGAGTTCGGTGCACCAGTCGGCGTGTGATACCGATGGCAGCGGGTATGTCTGGTTGCACGCGATGACATGGAAGAACCAGTCACCGATTACGTCCGTTCAGGTGATTTCTAAGAACGCAGGCAACTTGAAGGACGGCTCGATGATTTCGTTGTTTGGTGTTCTCCCCAGGATGGTTGCCTGATGGCTGTGATCGAAGCAATCGCCACAACGTATTTGGAGGCTGATGCTGCGTCGGTGACGTTCTCGTCTATTCCTGCGACGTATGAGCATCTTCAGATTCGGGGCACTCATCGGGCCGATACGAGTCCGACCGCTACTGGTGGCCTTGCGTTCTTTATCCAACTGGGGGGGGCGAGCGATTCGCCCGTGGACACGGGGGCCAACTATTCGTCACATCACCTAGTCGGGGCTTCGTCCAGCGCGTCCGATGGGGCGCGAACAGGCGACAGTTACATCTACATCTACGACATGATCCACGGCAGCGGTGTGAACGCTGCCGAATACGCCACGTTGATAATGGACATTTTGGATTATGCGAACACAAACAAGAACACGACGGTGGCTATCCACGCCGCCAACGCTCTCACCCACGGCGACATACGGGTGATGTTTGTTTCTGGTTTGTGGGACGACACCGAAGCAGTCACGGATATCAAACTGTTTTCTTCAGGTAGCAAGAATCTGGTTCGGGGTTCCGAATACACCCTCTACGGATTGAATAGTTCCTGATGGCTGTTTTCACTGTTATCGACCACGAAGAACTCACAGGCACCACAGCGTCGTGGAGCAAGACTTCGATCCCGTCGTCGTATGACCACCTGTACCTGTGCTGGTCGGCGCGCAGCGACCATGCGGACTACCGCGACGCTATCTACTGCAACGTCAACAGCGATACGAGCAGCAGCGACTATTCGATGACGCACCTGTTCACAGGATCAGCCACTCCGTCGTCGTATCGGACGAGCGGCGTGTCAGCGTGGACAGACTTCGCCGACAACCCTGCGGCCAACGTTCTTGCCGACACGTTCGGTACTGGTTTCATGTGGCTCCCGCACTACTCCAACTCGGCGAACTTCAAGCAGTGCTACGCGAACAGCGCGACGGAGAACAACTCCACGACCGACTACCGCTGGGGGATGCAGGTCATCGCAGGGCTGTGGACCAACACGGACGCGGTAACCGCTCTCGCGTTGACCCTGCAAAACGGGGACTTCGTTCAGTATTCATCGTTCACCCTCTACGGAGTAACAGGAGCATAGAAATGGCAAGACAGAAGGTTGTCAACGGGGTCTACATAAATCTCACGGAATCCGAAGAAGCAGAGTTGGAAGCACGGGCTGAGGCTGCGGATCTGGACCTGAGCGATGTGCGGAGTCGGCGTGACGGCATGTTGCGTGGCTCCGACTGGACACAGATCGGTGACGCAGCGTTGGGTGACCATACTGCTGAGGAGTGGGCGACATACCGTCAGGAACTACGGGATCTGCCCCAGACATACAGCCGCGTGTCCGAAGTGGTGTGGCCTGAAGATCCACCCACGGCGAAGATCACTCGGAAGAAGGCAGCGGGTGACGCTGCTGCTATTGCGGTGAGAGACAGCGGTGGGACACCTGAGGAAGCACAGGCGGCTTACGACACGGCTTACGCTGCCGCTGAGTAATGAGCACTCCCACCGACATCCGCCAAGTCAAGATCCCGACCATCGCGGTCGGACTGATCCTGTCCGTGGCGGTAATCGCTGGGACCATTACTTGGTCTTCTGCCCGCACGGTGGCTCGCATCGACCGTCTTGAAGAGTCGGTCGAAGCGATCGAAGACTCGATGGACATGAACGCCTACGCGCGGGTGGAGGACATACGGGAGCTGGAGACACGCCTGGTGGCGATGGAGGAGATGTGCAACCGCGTAGACGAGATGGAAGCACTCGTCGCAGGCATCGCTTCTTCCGTTAGCGCCTTGTTGATGGAGGCGGAACAGGAGTGGTGGCCTGATGCCGAAGACTGAATACAGGCCGACGCACAGGTTTTTGGGACAGAACGCTGTGTCTATTGAGTACGAACTTCGCAAGCTGTCCCAGACGTTGGCAGCGCAGGTCGCGGAGATGGACGCAAACAGGTTAGGGATTTTCGGGAGGCGAGATTAGATGGGTGTTCGCAGATCAGCCGCAGAGTATGGGTCGGCGGTTGGTGACCAGCAGTTGACTGTTGCTGGGACTGCCGTCGCGTTGACGGTCCCCAGTGGGGCCGTCGCGGCGATGGTCACGAATGGTGCCGAGCCGATCAGGGTCAGGTGGGGTACCCCCACGGCTTCGGTTGGGCACTATTTGAATCCCTACAGCGTGTTGGACTTGTACCAGGACGATTTGAGCGATGTGAAGTTTATTCGCGTGTCGTCTAGCAGCACCGTCGATGTCACCTACTTCGGGTAAGGAGAGCGACGATGCCGTCGAGGATCACACAGAGGATCGACCAGGTTCCGACGGGGGACATTACCGCTGTTACTGCGGGGTCGGGGCTGGCTGGTGGGGGCACCACGGGTGCGGTGACCCTTACTGTCGATACGGACGCCAAAGGGGATCTCATTGTCGGCACGGGTGCCGACGCTGCGACCAAACTGAGCGTTGGTACGAATACGTATGTTCTTACTGCCGATTCAAGCACAGCGAGTGGGTTGACTTGGGCCGCCCCCACTACGGGGGACATCACGGGTGTCACTGCGGGCACCGCCATCAGTGGCGGTGGTAGCAGTGGGACGGTGACTGTGAACGTAAACGTCGAGACTGGGACGCTGTTGTTGGCGGGCCAGGTTTTTGGTTAGGAGCAAGAAATGGCTTTGATGGGATCCGATCAGGCGAAACTGGAGCAGGACGAGCAGGCGCGTGCCGTGCTCGACTGGTTGGGGACGCAGGGCGCGCAGGCTTTGTTGCAGCAGGTGGCTGCCGACAGGGCGCAGCGGGCTGATCAGCCTGATATTCAGCGTGGCCAGGAGGAGGTGCAGCGGCGCCGCGATCAGGCTGTGCATGACTGGTTGAACACTCCTGAGGCGCAGCGGTTCTTGATGGGCCGTGAGGATGCCGATATTGCTATGCGTCAGCAGGCGCAGCGTGGCCCTGGTACGGGCGCTGGTCCGCAACCTCAGCCTGCTCCTGCGCCTCAAAGCGGGGGGCATTGGCGCCCGCATCCACAGCGTGATCGGATGATCGAGGGCGTTCTGGCGAATCAGGGCGGAGGCTTTCCCTTTACGGAAAGTGCCCCGCCAGTACCCATGTTGTCGCCTTCCACGCGGAGGCCGTCGCCTGGCCAACTGTCAGGGATGCGGTACCAGCGTGTGGCAGAAAACCAATTTGCCCCGCAGCGTGGCCGATACGACGCCCAGCAGGTACCACAACAGGGTCCGCGATACTTTATGGGGCGCTAGGAGACTCTGATGCCCCCTTGGGGAGCAGGCTCGAAGCCTAAGAAGACGCCAGCGGATACGGTCAAGAACTCGACGTTTTCTACGTCGAACCGTTTCGGCGGCCCTCCTGGGACTAGATCCCAGAGTGTGCCAGGATCTCAGCATAAACAAGCCCCGACTAGGGCACCAGTCGGGCTTCCTCCAGCGGGTGGCCCTCCTGGTAGTGGGCGGGCCTCTCAGATCAGTCGTCCTGCTTTGGCGGCTGCGGTGACGGCCTCGAATCGGGGGTACGTGTCGCCTGCGGCGGTGGATCGCAGGGCGACTACGCCGCCGTCGAACGCTGCCGACAGGAACATGGTTGCTCAGGCTCGACGGGCGGGTTCGGGGGCGCCCCCCCGTCCGTCGGAGTCGGCCTTGTCGGCGCAACGCTATGCGGCGGCAGCGGAGGCTTATAAAGATCCCGCCACGTATGCCAAGTCTCAGGCGACGCCTCCGTCGCCGAACGAGTTGGCGGGGATGCGGTACCAACGTGCGGCAAAAACCTATACGAAGGATCCTGCCGCGTACGCTAAGGCGCAGGCCGCGCCGACGTTCGGCACGACTGGCGCTATGGGGTGGCAGCCGTCGCAGCAGGAACTGATGCGAGCTGCCACGTCTGGTGCGGCTACGGCCCCTGCTGCTTCCAGGGTCGCGCAGAAGCCACCTGCTGCTCCGTCGTTTTCGCAGGAGGAGTTGATGAGGGCTGCTACGTCGGGGGCTGCTACGCATCCTGCGGCGCAGGCTGTGCAGCAGCCGTCTCCTGCTCCGACGCCGATGCCGAGAGTGGTTCCTGGGCCGTCTCCGACGCAGCTCGCTGAGGGGTCGCAGGGTGCACGGGAGCAGGAGGTTTACAGGTGGTTGGGTACTCCTGAGGCTCAAGAGTTTCTGGGGATCACCGAGCCTGCGCCAGCCGCTGCCCCTGCGCCTGCGTGGGATCCTGCAAACAACGATGCGCCGATCACTGGCCCTGTTGGCATGTGGACTGATCCGAATGACGGCGGTCAGATGCCTGATCCTGCCGACGCTGACGCGTGGCAGGCGATGCAGGACGCTGTTGATAAGGAGTTCGGTCCTGGTCAAAGCATTTATAACCCCACGTACAGCGGCGGGGGTGATCCACTTGTTGCCGACCCAGACTGGTACTACGGGGGGTCAGATCCGAACTTCGGGAGCGGCCCTAGTGCGGGTTTGGGGACGTTCAATCCGAACACGGGCGAATACCTTCAGTTCGGGTTGGATCTGGCGCAGAACACTTCCGACTACGGCAAGGTCGGGGAGGGTCGAGCGTTTTGGAATCAGGCGCAAGACCGCAAGTGGGATGAGTACAACCGAGGCCTTCCTGGCCAGTTCAACAGCCGTGGGATGATTGATTCTGGCCTGTTGGGCCGCGCTCAGGGGTTGGCTGCGAGCGACAGGCAATTCGAGACGGATGTGCGCCAATGGTCGGACAACGAGCGGCGCGCGGAGTTGGAGCGTCAACGCATGAATCTGTACGGCGCCTTCGAGGGCGGTTTGACGCGGGGTTTGGTGGACAACTATTTGGCTGGGACACTGGTCATGGACGATCCGCTTACCGCCCTAGATGAGGCTATGGGTTCTGGCGCTGGTGGTTATATGCGTTCGGGGATCATGGACCGCAAGATCCCGACGTGGGGTTCTGGGGTGGGGCGCTAATGGGTTGGCGAGACTGGGCTGGTTCAGCTTGGGATAATACGGGCGGCAAAGTTTGGGATGCTATTGAGCCTGTCGTCATGTACGGCCCCGACGACATGTTTCCTGAGGACGCTCCGATAAACGAGTTCCTACAGGGCATTTCTGATGTGCCAGGGAACATCGCTGGCGGTTGGGCTGACGCTATGGCGAATCAGCCTGGGTGGGCGCAGGCGATAAACCCGTTGACCGCTGGCGGCTACGTGGCGGGAAAGTGGGATGAGTGGACAAGTTCCCCCACCCCCGACTTCTCCCCGCAGCAGACAGCCCTGATAGAGCAGGGGGGCCGCGACGGTGCGGATTGGGACAGAGGTGATCTGGACGAATCGGGCAGCCAGATCTTCCCCAACGAAATGTACTTGGACGAGTACGGCGTTACGCCGTACGAGACGTTCACGCAACCCGAGTTTGATCCGACAGGGGTATCGGCGCCATACGACACGTATCTCAGCATGCTGGAGGGTCTGTATACGACCCCTCAGACGGGCCGTATCCAAGAAATGCTTGAGTTGGGGCAGGGGGAGGCGCGTCGTCGGATGGAAACCGCCGACGCTTGGGCGGCAACTGAGGGCGCCCGTTTGGATGCTTCCGACGAGGCGTTGGACGCCACGTTGCTCAACATGCAAGACAAGTTTGGTGAACGGCTGGCGACTATACGGGAGGGTGTGTCTGAGCGTCAGGCGGAGACGGCTGACCTGCGCGAAGGACTTATCGAGGCGACGGCTGGCGAGTTGGGTGAGGCTGGTGCCGCTTTCCTGGTTTCGGCTACCCGTACGGGTGACGTTCTGGAGTCGCAGCGGTCCCGTAACGAACAGCACATAGCCGACATGGACGGCTTGTATTCGATGTGGTCGTTGGATCGTTCGATGCAGGCTGCTGGGATGAAGCGGAAGGCCCGTGAGGATCTCGCTGACGACGTGTTGGCTATGAAGGAACTCGTTCACGAGTTCGATTACGGCATCCAGATGGCGAACCTTGAGCGTTTGCAGCAGGCCGAACAGTTTTCTCAGGGGCAGAACAGGCAGTTGGCGCAGACGTTGGCGCAGATTGGCCTACAGAGGGATCTTGCGGTCCAGTCGGCGTCGAGCGAAGCCGACGACGACTGGGAGCGCGCTAACGCTTGGTTGTCGAATCCGACTACGGGCTGGGCGTTTGAGGGTATGACTCCTGAGCAGGTGATGGGGATGTCTGATGCTCAGATGGAGATGCTGTATGAGCAGGCGATCAGGGAGTCGGAGCAGATCGAGGTTGCTCCTGGCGTGTTTGTTGATGCTGAGACAGCTTGGTTGAATAGCCAGCAGACGGCGGACCCGACCATAAACGTTGGGGGCGCCGCTTTGGATCTTCCCACGACGCCAACGGAAGTCCAAAACATGTCGCAGTTGATGGTGGATGCGCTGGCTAATCCCGACGTGGCAGCGGTCTTGGAGGGGGTTGGCACCGTTCAGGGGGGCTTGGGTACTCCCGAGGCGCCCGTTGTTATCAACACCGACAAGGGCGACCCGTGGTATACCCAGTGGAACTGGGGGCTGTGGTAACAAATGGTTGCCATCCCCCGTTCAACAATGGCACGGGCACTAAGCGCCCCAAGACCGAGACGATTCTCAACGCCCGCCCCTAGCGGGTGGATGGCGTCTGCCGCCAACCAAGTGGGTCAACAGCAGTTCGATCTACTGGAAGCCAATCGTGAGCCTGAGAAGGCGTGGTGGCAGAAAGCCCTGTCCCCTGTCTTGGAGGGGCCGATTGGTGCAGGGCTGAACCTGCTTGACACTGGGCGCCGCGCAGCGGTGTCCACCTTGAAGGAAACCATCGACCTTGTGCAGGGCGAGGGTTTCTCTGGCACCGACTGGGGCAACCAGATCGCTTCCCATTACGGGTTTGGCGACATTCTCCGTGACGAGAATGTCGATCTGGGCAAATGGGGCAACCGTATAGTCGGCTTCGTAGGCGATGTGGCGTTGGATCCGATCACCTATTTGACGTTCGGTTCGGGTGCTTTGGCAAAGCAGAGTTGGCGTCAGGTCGCTGACGAGTTGATGGGTGCGGCGAATGGGGCGAAGACGGCTGCGGAGCGGGCAGCGTTCAATGCGGCGCGGCAGCGTGTGGCTCGTACGGGGTCGAAGATGGCTGCGGGGCCGAGCGCGTTGCGTGGCATCGGCTATGAGGTCGGGTTGGGCTTCTCGATGCCTGGTACGGGCATGTTCGGGCGTCTTGTCGGCATGGACAAGGCTTTGGATGCGATCACTGGCGGGGCCGTGTCGGCGCGCCGTGCAGCAGAGTGGGCGCCTGCGTTTCAGGCGGCTGGCGCCAAGTACGGGTTGGATGCCGCCCAGTCAACGAAGTTGTTTGAGCGGGCTGTCCGTTTGGGCCGTGACGATGCACGCAAACTGTTTGAGGAAGAAGCGCGCGTGTTGGCGGGGAAGCGTCCAGGTTTCGCAGACGAGGGGTTTGCCGTGGGCGCAGCGGGCGACGCTGTGCCGACGGGAGAAGCGGCTCGTTCATTCATCGAGGAGACTGCCGACGAGCTGTTGGGGGTCGCCCAACGGGCGAGTAAGTCTCGAACGGAACTGTTTTGGCGTAACGGTCAGGCGTCGTTGGAGGCTCCGAACTGGGAGCGGTATGTGGCTGTCCCTGGGATGCGTCAGACGGTTGGGGTTGGCAGGCAGGTTGCCCGTGGCGCCGAGGAGTTGACGGACACGGGGCTGGGTGTCGTTATCCGTACGGTTACGTCGGCTCCTGGGCGTGGCGTGCAGAGGGCGTTGCAGTCCAATGTTGCTAAGAACCTGTCGTCAAAGTTGTCTAGGGATGACTTGTTGCGGACATGGTTGCAGTCGGACAACCCTGTGAAGTATTGGGCAGGGCGGATGGTTGAGACGGGCGAATCCATCGGGTTCGCCAACGCTGGCAAGTATTCCAACATGTTTGATTCGTTGCAGGCACAGATGCTCGACATGGCCCACAAGGGCGGCTTCGACATATCCGAGACTGGCCTTGGCCCTGTTCAGAAGTTGATTCCTGGGATGGCGGAGACGGAGGCTATGGCGATGCGCCGTGAGGCGTCTCGCATCTTGCAGGATGCGATGGATGAGCCTTGGGAATATGTTGATGAGGCTGGCAACGTCATACCCAATGATGTCAGCAGGCATTTGGACGAGTTCAAGGATTGGGTGATAGCCAACGGCGATGGGACGGTCACAGCGCAGCAACTCCACGAGGAGTTGCGTAGGTTCTGGAACGACATCAGCACGGGTTGGGAAGAAATCGCCAAGCGGTCGATACGTCAAGAGTTGAAGCCCAACGAGGTTTATGTCACGCGCCGCGTCTCAGCGGAAGCCCGCAAGGTGTACACGGACCCCAAGTACACGAAAGCGCACGAGGCGGGGGAGCGCCTAGCCGACGAGGGCGCAGGGGCGGGGAAGGGCAAACCGAAGCGCGACCAGTCGTATGCGACGAAGGAACGGGTCTTCGCGCCAGGGGAGAAGTTCACTTGGAACCGCAAGGGTGGCCCGACGCGTGCTTCGTTTGAGATCGTTGAACCTGGCAGGCCGTTGCAGATCGGTACACGCCAGTTGGCTCACGCCCCGTCGGTTCGCAAGCAGATCGAAATGTTTGTCCGCGAGGTGGACCCCGAGTGGGCTGCGAACAACACGTTCTTTGAGACGGATGTTGCGAAACTGATCGACGGGTACAAGTCGGCTCAGGGCCGTGAACTGATTTGGGCTGGGATGGAGGACCATCTGGCAGCGCAGGGGATCTTCGTTGAGGCCGCAACCTTGGACGAGGTGAAGGCTTTCTTCAACGACTTGACGAAAGCGTCGTCGAAGGCCCGCACCGCCCAGAAGAACATGGGTAAAGCGGCTGGGAGGAAGTACGACTCAGCGCGCCGAGCAGCAGCCAGAGCGCACAATTACGAGCAGCGGGCTACGGCGGCTGATGCGGCCAGGGTGAAGGCCACGGAAGACATGTGGGGGTTGGATCCGCAGATCAGGAAGATCCAAATGTCGATGATGGATCTGATCGAAGACGTGAACGCTTCCACGATTCGTGCTTCTCGAACGGGGCGGTTCCGTACCGCCCCTGAGGCACAAACGGCGATGGAAGATCTGCTCGACATGGCTGTCGGCTTGGAAGTGACGGGCCGTATGGCTAAGGCTTTGAGGTCGATCAGCGAAACCTTGGGTGGCGTGGACGATCTGGGCTTCACCCCTGCTCTGGACGAGGCGTACGCCCACATCACGCAGCAGTTGGCGATTGCCCGTGACACGTTGGAGGTGGCAAAGAACGCTGCCGCCCGTTTGGGCGGTCAGGACCAGACGATCAGGGACTTGGAGTCTTTGATCAGCGGGTTGGAGAAGGGATTTGTTTCGGAGGGAACTCCCAGTGTCATACGGGATTATGTCGATCAGGTGCATGAGGTCGGCAGGTTGGCTGCCGAACTGGAGGCGCCGATCACGTTCAACAGCGGGTACAGGATCCCTGTGTCCCAAGCGGACATAGCGAACCGTCCTTGGGCGGTGAAGGCTAGGCAAGCCTTAGCGGAAGCGCAAGAGAAAGAAGTCCGACGCCTTGTTCGAGAAGAAAAGCGGACGCTGGGGCCAGGGCGGAAACTGGAACCTGACGCTACGGATGCGTTAGAGGACATCGCTGACACGTTCGAGCGGGGCGCCGAACGTATACCGTTGTTGGAGGTGGAGGCGAGGCGTCGAACCCTCCTGTGGGTGCAGGAGGAGTTCGACAGGCAGACCGTTGATCTCAGCAACAGGGCACAACGCCACATGGGGACGTATGTGAACGACCCTGTGAAGAACAATTACAACAGGTTCGCTGCCGAGGCGTTGGATCTTGACGCGCAACGGAACGCGATGGAAGCGAACTTCCATCGCATGCCCGACGAGTTGGGTGAGATTCTTGAAACGGATTTGGGTGTCTTCCAAGACGCTGACAACATGTTCGGTCGGTTGCTTGATCCGACGGGGACACGACCGAGAAGGATGACGCCTGGTGGGGAGTTTGAGCCAGGGTTTGAAACCAACATCGGGGCGCTGAAGGCGGGTCTTGACGATGGGGCTTTGCCGTTCGGCCCCGCCTACATGAAGGGCACGCTGGGTGATCCTGAACTCAATAGACAGTTGGGGGATTTGCTGCGTTCACGTATGAACGCTGGGCGTGGCGAGATTGGCGAACTGCTTCAAGCTTGGGATTCGGTCACTGGCTACTTCAAGGCTCAGGCGGTGGCGCGCCCCGCGTTCATCCAACGCAACGGGTTGGGCGCCTTGTTCAACAACATGTTGGCAGGCATGGACTTGAAGAACGCTGCACGGTTTATGGCGTTGCGTGGTCGTGCCATCAAGGCGGGGTGGGAGGACGCGTTGAAGGAGGTCGGGTTGACCCCCGAGCAAGTCCGCAACGTGGAAGGTTCCAAACAGTTCATGCGGACACGCCCCGTGGCATTGAAGCGGCGAGCCGCCAAACTGGGGGCAGAAAAGTTGGCCGCTCAGGGCGACGGGGCGATGCGTGACCTTCGCAGGGTGTACCGTTCGGGCGCTATCGGTGCGGGTCAGGCTGCTTCCGAGGTGGCGCAGTCGTTCCGACTGCATGGTGCCACGACCGTTGACAGGTACGGGCGTCCCATCAGGTGGAACCCGTTGCGGCGCGACAACGTGTGGAACACGGCGATTCGTAACGGCAACTCTGAGATGGAAGAGTTTGTTCGTGGGTCGTTGGCGTTGGACAGCATCGTCAACGGCATGAGCGACGCTGAAGCGATCTTCCGCGTCAACCAGTTCCACTTCAACTACTCCAAGGAAGGGATGACCGACTGGGAACGCAACCTTGGCGCCAGAGCGTACCCGTTCTATACGTGGACACGGAACTCGTTGCCTTTGATGGCGACACAGTTGCTGTATAACCCGAAGCCGTTCGTCAGATACCTCCAGTTGAAGAACAACATCGAACTGGGGGTGCAGGAAGATCGTACGACGCCAGCGTGGTACGGGAAACGGTGGGGTATCGACCTGTCGGGCCTGATGGGCAACCCGAACCAGGGTGCCCGCACTTGGGCGTTCCCTGACCTGCCGTTCATGGATCTCATCGAGTTTGCCGACATGCCGCTCCAAGACATGGAGCGCCCCTTCGGCGGCTTGACCCGTCTCGCTGAGGGGTTGGCCCCTCAGATCAAGTTCCCTGTTGAGACGGTGATGGGCGCCCAGATATTCAGGAACATCCCGATCTCAACGGAGTATGTGAAACCTCCTCCGATGTTCGACATCCCAGGGTTGTTGCCGTTCTTGTCTAAGATGCCTGGTGACATGGTGGCAAAGAACAGTCGAGGCAAGTACGGGATACGTGAGAATGTCCTGTACGGATTGGGCACGTTCGTGCCGTACCTGTCTCAGGCGAGGCGTCTGATCCCCCGTGAGGATCGTTACAAGGATGACGACAAACTGTTTTCAGCGTGGCTGAGTTGGGCGATGCCCATTGGCATCCGTAGGCAGGGGCCACGGGATACGCGGGGTGCGCGGATGCAGCGTGATCGGGAGCGGTCGATGTCTAGGTCGGAGATACGGTCGTTGGAGCGGATCAGGTGAGGGCCGCTTACGTTTCCCGTGAAGAATGGGGAGCGACCGAACCCACCAAGAAATGGACGTTCCTCAACCCCAAACGAGTCGAAGGCATCGTCATCCACCACAGCGGCGTCGTAGACGGCCCCACGGGGGCCACCGCCGTGCAAGCCTTCGAGCGTCACCACATGCGGGTGCGCGGCTGGTCGTCCATCGCATACAACTGGATGGTGGACGTGGACGGCACCATCTACGAGGGGCGGCGCCTCGGCGCCGTGGGTGGTGCGACGAAGAACTGGAACTTCAAGACGGAGGCCGTCTCGTACATCGGGAACGGTAGCCAGCCGTTGAGTTTGGAAGCCCAAGAGGGCTTCCGCACCGTCATCGACGGGCTGCAACATACGTATGGTGGCGGGCTGTGGATCAAGGGCCACCGTGATTTGGCTTCCACGAGCTGCCCTGGCGACTGGCTGTACGACTGGGTGATGTCGGGGGCGGCGCATGAGCCGCCTCCTGGCGCGCATGTCCCGCATGTCGATTGGGACGGCGTGGTCGCCTATTTGAGGTCGCTGGGCGGCGGGTTGGATGCCAACCCGTTGAAGCGCAGGATGCGTGGCGACAAGGTTCGTATGGTGCAGGCGATTCTTCCACGTTGGAAGTGCGATCCTGGTCCTGCGGACGGGATCTTTGGTTGGCGGACGAAGGCTGCGGTGCGGTTGTTTCAACGGCAGCGAGGCTTTTTGAAGCCGAACGGCGAAGTGAACAAGGCGACGTGGGACGCCTTGTTCTTTATGTAGGAGGTGCATTTCGATGCCCAAGGGTAAGGGATACGAGACGTTCGAGGCCACGTTCGGCAGCCAGGATGAGCAGCCGTACGACTCTTCGTCGTCGTTCAACATGTGGGACATGTCGCAGCAGGCGAAGAAGGCTGCTGCGTATCTTCGTTCCACGAAGCTCGGCAACGCCAACAGTGGCGGACGCCCGTTCGGAAAGTAGAACGCCATGAAGGATGGTTCAACGCCGCGCCTGGTGAAGGCAGACAAGGTGCTTGTCACTACGGTGAAGACTGGCGGCGGTATCGGTTCTGTCGGTTCGCCGTCCAAGAGCGGTGCCCGCAAGGCCCTGCGTGACTGATGCCTGGGAAGAAGAAGCCTCGACGCCCACGGTACTGACATGCCGTTGAAGCGCGGGTCGTCTCAGAACGCCATCAACACGAACATTGGGCGCCTCATCAACGAGGGGTATCCGCGTGATCAGGCGGTCGCTATCGCCCATGATCACGCCAAGCGATCTAAGAAGGGGAAGAAATGACTGCCATGACTTCAGGTAGTTGGTCCGACAAGATTGAGCGGCTCGTCGCCACTGCGTTGCAGGCTGGCCTCAGCGTCCTCGTTTTGACGGACGTGTCCACGGTGAAGACTGCGGTGGTTGCTGCGGCTGCTGCCGCTTTGGCTGTCGTCAAGGCTTGGGCGAAGGAAGCTTTGGATAAGCGGGCACGCTGATGCCTGATGAATGGGAGACGTTTCTAGCCGAGCACGGCGACGACATCACGTCTTCTGTTCACGAAAGCATGATGCGCGAGGCGCATCTGTTCGACATCGAGGACGGCACTCACGCTGGGTGGTGTGGCGACAAGCTCGGGGTTCTCATCGTCTTGACGGAGGAGGAGGCCGAGGGGTTGGTGTCGGAGGATTGGCGCGCCCAGCACGGGTTCATTGTGCATCCCGTGTTCAAAGAATTTTTCGGCAGGCTGATTCAGGACATGACGTTGCGGGCGTTGGACGCCCGCCCCGACCCTGAGATCTAGTCGAGATAGTCGTCTAGGTAGTATTTGTCTGCCAGTTCAGGCATCTTGCGTTTCAGGATTTCCGCTAGAAGCCTGGGTGCTTCGTCGCGTTTGCGCGCCACCGTCGTTTTCGGTATGCCCGTGTGACGTTGCGCTTCCCTGAGCGACATGCCTGCGACCCAGATCGCTTCGATGGCGAGGCGGTGCGCTTCGGGGAGTTCCATCAGGGCGTCGATGACGACCTGATCTTGAGGAGTCGGCTTTCTGTTGCACGCCGACAGGATGCGGGGGCCACGGCTGGGGGGCGCCTCCATGAGGGCGGCGGACGAGTTGAGCGGCCTGTTCATGTCTCCCAGGGGGAGCACCGCACGGTAAAAGTCTTCCGCTAGGGCTTCGTCAAGCAGCCAACTGGATGGGTCTACGTTGACTGTTTTCGGCACCGACTACCCCAAGAGTGACCATACCTCCCCTGCGTTGATCGCATAGTACTCGTTGCCTTCGGGGAACGTGCGAACTTCCGCCTTGTCCACTAGGGGGCGTAGTTTCTTGATCGGGAACATGAGTTGCCGATCATGGTGCGAGTCGTGGAGGAACAGGTGGACGGGCATGACGTTGCGGTCCCACCACAGGAGCGCCTGCCACTTGTCTAACTTCATGTGGACGATCTGTTTGCGTCCGAAGCCTTGCACCTCGACCAGATAGTCGGAAGTCAAATAGTCGGGTGTGTAACGGATCCGTGGGGGGAGTTTCCACATCGCCAGGGGCGGCCTGTTCAGGCCGAACCGCACGAAGTTGACGAGGCTCCATTCCTCGAAGACGCCTTCAGCCAGGTCACCCATCCCGTCGAAGCGTTTCCCAAACTCTTGTTCGGAGAACTGGGCGTTGCTCACAGCTTTGTCGCCTCGACGTGGTACACGAGCCTGTCATCAGGGTAGGCGATGCCGTTCAAACCGTCCAGCGTCGCCTTGATGGCGTTGTCCAAGTCGAAACGTAGTTTCGACGTGGCGTCAGGCATCTCTTCGATCTCGATGGTCTGATAGTCGGGGGTGTATGCGATCCTCATAAGGATCGGCCCTTCAAACCAGGGGCCGTCGTACGCTTCGGCGATTGTCGCCTCGTACTCCAACGTGTCCTTCGGCGTGTAGACACGGCCACGCCGTGTCATGCGGGGACGCCCCTTTGGTTTGGGACGCCCCTCAACGATAAAGGCGTGTTCTTTTTTCCGCTTCGGCATCTCGGAAGGCTTTCTCCGCTAGGTGCTGTAACTGGCGGTGCTGGTCGGGTTGTGGTTTCCCGTTGTAATAGAACTTGCGGGTGAACCTGTCGTCTAGTTCGATGAGCCACCCCACCACCGCATCCACCGTATGTCCGTCTCGGCACGCAAACGCAGCGAACTTGTACAGCCACCCGTGCCTGCCCTTGCCTGCGCCTTGGTTCTCGGTGAACGCTGAGATCGGTGGCCCTTCCTCGAACATTTCTCTGAGGCGTCCACGCAGTTTCCCTGAGGCCCTCCGACTTTCATGTGAAAGTCGTGGGGTGGGCGTCGGCGGTGGCGCCTTCAGCAACGCAGCAGCCTTGATGTCTGCGACCTTGGCACGGTTGGCGTTCGCTTCATGGAGGAAGTCTTCCAACCGTATGGGCGTGCCGTCTTCTTCGATGGCGACCTGCCTGTCCATGCGGGCACGGTTCCCGTAGTAGGGGAGCCTCACGAAGTTCCCTGGCGGTCCTGGTAGCGATTCGCTCTTCGGGAACGGGGAGTCGGTCGGCACCCCTGCGATCTGTTCTGTCGCTTGCAGGCATCGCCGCATGTCGGCGGTTGAGCACCATGTGTCGGGGAACACCCATACGTGTGCGCCACCTGAGCGGGTGCGTTCCACCCAAGCGGGGATGCTTTGCGCTGCGAGTACAGCGACGAGGCTGAACGCATAGTCGGCTACCTCGTCTTCGGTGCCTTGCCCCTTGTGGGATTCGGACTGGGCGTCAATGTCGATGCACCCCCAACTGCACACCCACAGTTCGGGCCGCATGTCAGGGTACCGTCGGTCGTCGTCCCATCCCCGTGGACCCACATGCTTGTTGGTGGGGTCGTACACCATCGGGTAGATCCCCAACGGCGCCTCCCCGTCGAGGTGCCGTCGGAAGTGGGCGAGCGTCAGGTCTTCCCAGATTGCTCGGGGACGGTCACCTGCTTCTCCCCATGCGTGGGGGAACCCGTGGAACGTCATGTGGAACCATGACGCCAGATCGCTAACCGTCACGATGTTCCTTCTGTTCCTGTATGTCGGCGGCTCTGAGTCGTGCCGCCACATAGTCGGCGTGCCAGCCGACGGACACGTCGTCGTCCCACACCACCCAGCCTGTGCGCGTCAACCCTGCGCCCAGGTAGATGGTTTGCCTCTCCACGGTGACACCCATGTCATCCCGCTCCCTGCTTGGCCAGGATCGCTTCCTTCGTCATCGGCTTGTCCTTTGGCACCTCCGTACCATCCCGATAGGTGGGGAACGGGGAGGGTTTCAGGTCGCCAGCACACATGTTCCCGATGTAGTAGCGGCGCAACTGGACGTTGCCGACGACACGGGTCAGGTAATGATCCCCTTCTTCACGGTTACTTACCGTGAACGTCAGGCGCCCGTCGTCGCAGGCGTACATCGCTACGGTCCAATCGTCTAAGTGCACTTTGTATGGTTCCATCAAAACTCCCCCTGATCGAGACGGTGCTGGATGACTGTTTCCTCCCACGGATCCAACAGCTTGCCCGCCTCGGTGATCTCCATGTTCAACGTGACCTTCTTGCCGTCGAACCTCTTGTTCTTCACCAAGGCTATACCGAACATGTTTTCCAGATGAGCACGCTCATCGGCAGGCAACGAATCGTCCTCGTGGGGGCGCCACACCGTCAACATGAAGTGCGCCAGATCCTCGCCGCCGTAACGGCCAGACTCGATGCCCAACGCAGAGCCACGGGAACCCGAACCACGAGAAGCCTGGTGGACGATGATGGTGACCGCATCGTGACGCATACCCAGCGACTTCAACGCTGAGATGCGGGACGGGTCGTCGCCCAGTTCAGGGTCGTCTAGTTGCGATGCGAAGTCCCAGATGAACACGTCGGCGGGGCGCCCGTATTCTGCGGGCGTCCACTCTCCGAGGATGTGGTCCGCTACGTCTATCGGCCCTTCGACGTGGTGGCCTGACCGCCGCATCTGTTCGCCGTACTTGGAGAAGGCGGCACGGTCAACGATCCGCAGGTTCCGCAGATCCGTCTCCGACTGGTGACGGATCGCGTTCAAGATCTGTTCGTCGCCCTTGCGGGCCAGGTCGTACACGACACGGGGGCTCTTGTTCAACCTGATACTCAGGATGCGTGACAGAACCATCAGGTCTGGTTCGTCGGGCGTCATCCACATGACAAGGTTGTTCGGGTTGCGGGCCACAGCGTTGATGATCAACACCGTCTTGCCCGTGTGCGCCTTCCCCGCCACGATCATGCACTCGCGCTTCTTCAACCCGCCGCCCAAGGCGTCGTCTATGTCGTGTACCCCGAGGGGCCACTTGTTCGACAGGTCGGCGGCGTCTTCGATGAGACGCTCCGCTATGTCGAGGCAGGTCGGCAGGCTAGGGACGGCGACAGGGCGGGCTGGTTCATCGGGGGAGAGAGGACTCGAATCCCCAGCCCGCGCCTGTCGCACCCGCGCCTGAGCCTCATCGAGGGTCAGCCGCGTGGTCATGTCACCTCACGTAGGCGGGAGGCCGCGTGAACGATGACGGGAGTTTTCCGAAGTCGATGGCGTAGCCAGCGTACTCCACCAGAGACGGCCCCCACTCGCCATTCAGGCGGTCGGCGGGCTTGACCTTGGCGTCGGGGTAGGTCGCCACGTTGGTGATCTTTCGACCGTTGACCTCGCCGACAGACTTGGCGCTCTGGTTGCAGTAGAAGTTCGAGTCTCCCGACCCGAACGTGATGCCGCTGAGGCGCTCGTACTCGATGGCGTTCGTCACCGTGTCGAAGGCGTCCTCCCTGATCCAGTTGGACTTGGGGCGGGCACCGCTGGAAGGCGCTGAGGGCGGCGTAGGAGCCGCCTGAGGCGCCGCTGGCGGCGTCGGTGGGGTCGGGGCTGCCTGAACCCCTGGGATCGCCTGAGCGACGATCTGTGTGGCTACGGCGGCAAACGTGTTTTCGTTCACGATGCCGTGCATGTCAGCCCAGTTCGCACGCACGTCTTCATACGCGAAGACGCCCGCGCCCACCAGGGCTGCCATTACCTGTGCCGTCGCAGAGTTACAGTTCTGCGCGACAATGAGCTTGTCCTTATCCATTCGCATCCTCCGATGCTGCTGTGCTTCCTTTGCAAACAGACCAGCACGGCGCCCACTTCTCTGAGCACCACCAGCCTGCATCATTCAACGGCCAAACCTTCAGGCTTGGCTGTTCCACGAGGCGGCTCGCCGCCTCGACCTTGCGTCGCAGGAACTGGAAGTCCTGCTCGCCTCGTTCAATCGTCATGGACGACACTTCACCCTTCGTGCCGTGCATCACGTAGAACGTCATCGTGTCACGTCCCGTCGCCCAACAGTACGTAGTGGACTGGATGTCCCACCTGTCGTACTCCCACCTGTTCCTCGTATAGTCGCGCTTCGGGAACTTCCAATCGACCAGACCCATGTTGCTATCTATCAGGTCGATTCGTCCCGTCAGCCGAACGACACGCTCGTCGTCCTCGAACAGCACCTGGTCGAAGCCGACCTCAACGCCGACAGGGGTCAACCCTGGATACACCTGCTCGTACCACGAGTCCAACTTGGTGGCGCCGACCTCCTCAAGGTCGGCGCGAGACTTGTAACTGTTCCACTTGGTGATCGTCGGAACGAGTTCATCCAACTCGTGGCCGAACCGCTCATGGAGGGCGGTATAGGTTTCGTCGCCGAGGTGGATCGGGGCAGCATCCATCCCCTCAGGGATGGTGATGAGGTACTCGACGGCGTTGTGACATGCCGTACCCAGCACCGAAGCGTCCCCTTCGGGATCGTCCACAGCGCCCGTCCACACCAGGCGTGCCCGTTCAGGGCACATGTCCAACGTCTTCAGGTCAGACTGATGCCACGTATGATGCCAGCGTTCGTCTTCGGCATCGAAGTAATGCTCTTCGTTCATCTCTCTCTCTCCTATAGGCTAGGGCTAGCAGGCCCACCCCCGAAGGGGTGGGCCGCTGGCCTGCTTGCCTGCTAGCAGCCAGTATAACGCGGGCTGGTGACAGGCTGGTGGATGGTTACAGGTTCGCCGTCTCTCGCGCTTCGTGGGTGGGGCGTGTCGGCACCTCATACGGTGCGTCGGTGCGGCCCGTTGGGCGATGCGGCAGGAACCGCATCCCGAGGGTGTGGCCGAAGTGGTGTTCCTCCGCCCACGCCTCGATCATCCCGACGGCACCCAACGCCTGGATGGCGTTGTTGACAGTCCCCTGCCTGCCCCGTCGGATGCGTGACGCATCGACCACGGCGTCCCTGCGTCGGTCATAGGTGACCGACGTGGACGACAGGGCTTCGCCTGGCTTGTTGACGGCGGCTTGAGCGAGGCGCCACAGCGCCTTGGTTCGTGCCGTCTTGTACCCTCGTTGCCTGTCCGACCCGTGGGGGACGGAGTTGGATGGAATGATTTCGTTACTCACTGTTGTTCTCCCTTCAAGGAAGTGTCGTTGTCGTTTCATCAGGTCATTCATCTTCGGTCGGGAACGTGATGATCTCAGCTCCCTCTTCGTCATTTCGTGCAAGGTGCTGCTTCACTTCTTCCACCACCTTGCCTTGCACTTCGAGGAAGTCCCCGAGGCGCATTGTCATGTCGTGAACCAGGTCGAGTAACCCGATCCACATGGAGGGGATGACGTGGGCGTAGAACGCTTCCATCGACATCTCTTCCTCTTCTTCTTCGTCACTCATCTTCTGTCACCTCCAGTGACACCACCTGTGCTCTCGATGTCTGCCATCGGCCAGTCACCACGCCCCCGTCTTCATCGACGTGGAACGGGATCATCCCCGATAGCAGCACCTCGTACTTCAGTTGCAGGTTCTTCTTCTGGCTCATCCTCTCCCTTCCATTTCTTCCTCAGCATTATTGCGTCGGCTTCTCGTAGCGCAAGCAGTTGGTTGCGTGTCAGCGTCGTGTCCTCGCCTGTCGGACGAATCGTCATCGTTGTTCCTTTCCCATGAGTGGTGCCACCGTCGTGGCTTTCCGTCGGGTTCGTTCAGGTCGCACGGCCTGTCAGTCATCGTCACTCCTCGTCTATCTCTGCGAACATCTTGTCCCAACATGGGCCACAGAAGTACCCGAACCCGTTGCGGGCACCCATCACCACCTCCCTCTCCTGGAGCGACAGATCGGGAAACAGATTCTGCACCAGCCCCTCCCTGAGTTGGAACTTGTTCCACGCCGTGTCGTCAATCGTGACCGCCGCCTTGGCGCCACACATGCCGCACTTCGCCCCGACCGTCTCCATCATCCGTCCTCCCAGCCTTCTTCGTTTTCCTTCTGCGCCTTCACCGCAAGGTCCGCCTGCTCTCCCAGCAGGTACTCCACATCCTCGTCGTCGAGGTTCATGCCTTCTCTCCTGTCTGTTCGAGCAGCCACCCGTATGCGGCTGCCGCTTGTTGCGGGACAACACCGTTGCCCAACATCTTCAACTCCTGCGTGCGTGACAGACCCATGTCGCACACCCACCCACTAGGCAGCCCCATCATCCACTCCACGAACCAGGTGGACACACCCTTCTCGTCGGTGGGCGGCGGCGCTACCCGTCCAAGCCGCTGCTCCCATCGTCTGATGGCAGGTTCATAAGCACCGAAGCAACTGAGTCGGCGTGCTTCTCCGCCCGCTTCTTCCAATCCACGTTCGGGCCGAAGCTCTTGTGGTCCCACGCCTGCGGCGTCGGCAACAGGCGCTGCACCTCTATCGACAGGCTCTTGCCGTGCCCGTTGCCGTTGCGATGCTTCTCCCTCTGCTCCGCCGTCCACGCATCCCACTGGGAAACCGTCTTGCCCGCCCCCATGTCGTTCACCACAGGCGTAGGCAACACAGAACCAGCGTTCCCTGCGATGGCAGGCACCCACAGACTGGTCGGCTCGTATACATGCCCACTCCGCATCGAACCCTCCGTCGGCCAACGCATCGAGGACTTGCCCGAAGGCGACACCTTGGTTGGCGGTGAGCACACCCCGCACGTTCTCCAAGAACAACCATTGTGCGCCTGCTCGTTCTGCCACAGAGACGACATCCCTGATCAACCACCTTTCATCATCTATACCTGCCCGCCTCCCAGCATGGGACACGGGCTGACACGGGAACCCCGCCGTGATCGCATCCACCTGTGGTGGATCGGCGATCTCGGTCAGGTCACCCAAGTTCGGTACCCCGAACCGTGCATCCAACACGACCGAAGCATGCTTGTCTGTCTCCGACACCCACACCAGGTCAGTGTCGATGCCTGCCAGTTGCAGCCCTAGTTCGAGGCCGCCGTACCCTGCACACAGGGCCCCTACCCGCACTACCCCTTCACCTCCACCCACTCGACTGGCTTCGGGAAGAATTCCTTCACCCCGTCGGGGCCGAACTCCCACCTCCACCTGGCGCCGTCCTCACCAGACCACTCCATGTAGCCCGTCATCAGATCGGCGATGGTGAAGATGAACAAGTGTTCCTGCCCCGACTTGGAGTCATAGTCGTCGAACACCAAGTCATCGGACTTGTCGCTGAACCAGAACCCCAAGTCCGCGAGGATGGCTTTCGCATCAGCGCACGTCTCGGGATAGTTCGGGTCCATCCACGCAAACCACTTCTGCTCTCCGTCGGGGCCAAAACTGCCGCCACGCTTGTACTCGTCGTGGTCATTCAGCGCACACATGCGTTCGTATGCCTCCGCATGGTGCTTCTTCGGGAGCACAGCGGTGCTGTCCTCCAACCTCACGTAGTAACCCACGTCACTCTCTCCTTTGTTTGGTTATCCCGTCCACCGTTCGGTGAACGCTTCCTCGGCCCGCTCGATGGTGGAGTGGTAGTCCCCACCGAAGCAGTCCCAAGACTGGTTGTCATCCGACGCCATGCTCCACACCACATACGGATGAAGGTCATTGTTCGGAAGGTGCGCCAACACCTTCCCCAGGTAGGCGCGCAGACCGTCGCCCCCCATGCGGACAGACCACATCAACGGCTGCCCGCCGTTCGCTAGCACAATCATGCCACTCTCTCCCTTGTTTGTCAGCCGACCTGCATCAAATCGCCACAGATCGAACACGAATAGGCGTCACCCAACGGGCCATCAGTTGTCTCGTGATCCCACGGCACCTCATAGCAGTTGTGTTCAGCCACCTTCCTGGCCCTGATGCGGGCCAGCGCCTCTGCCCTGTCGTCATCCAACATCTGTTGGACTGACGGATCAGACATGTCCATGTACCTACCCATGGCAGATCACCCCCTCGCATCCGCCGTAGATATCCACGCAACTAACGGTGCTGGCGTCCACGTTGTCGTGGTGCAGCCCGTACTCGCAGAACTCCTCGGCCTCATCGGCACTCTCGGCCTCCACCTGAACGATGAACGTGGCCTCTGAGTGGAACAGCACGCTGTATTCAGGCATCGTCTTCCTCCTCACGGCGGCGCAGTTCTTCACGCCCCTCGTTGACCTTCTCCTGATAGTCGTCGCACAGATCCTCCAAGGTTTCTGCGTCCATGAGTGTCAGGTCTTCCAGCCACATGCTCATAGCCAGTCCACCAGGTCGCCGTCAGCAATCTCGCTGTAGTCCAGCCCCTTCCAATCAGCGATGGCCTGCCACACCGACTCCTCCGTATAAGGACGGTCGGGATCGTGGTAATCCTGCCAACTCTCCATGTCTCTCTCCTATCTTTCTTGTGCGAAACGCACATTGTTGATTCCCTTCGGGCACATGCCACACTCGACACACGCCCCCACTCCGACACGATCAGGCGGGCGCTTCACGCCCGCCGCCATCGCATCAGACCTACGGGCAGCCCGCTCCTCATCGGACTCCCACACAATCAAAGGCACCTTGCCCGTCAACTCGGGACAGCGAGGCCCCTTGCGCTGCTTCGGGAACAAGGCAGCGATCTCCTCCGTCTCCTGCCACGTCTCCCCGCAGAAGGCGTACTTCACCCACCCCTTCGGGTCCACCTCCTGAACCTGACGGGCCGTGTCCACGTTGTGCCTGTCCACCGACAGGTACACCACGAAGTTCGGTGCGGGCACACAGTTACCTATGAAGGTACGCACCAGCAGGTGCCCCCTCGTATACAGAAACACCTGCATGTCAGGGTGGTACCTCGCCACCTGATCCCACGCCTGCAACTCCTCGAACGAATCCAACTCACCATCCCAATGCGGACGGTAGAACCTGTCCGATACAGGCACGCCACGCTTGATCATCTGGACCTCAGCATCATGGACGAGGCGGTCGAACAGCGGCACCAACTCATCGAACGACCTACCCCTAGTCAGGTCTGTGTTGTGCGTCAGCAGAGCGTGGACATTCGGGTACACCTCGGCGTCGCCCGCATAGCACCCCTCGCAGAACGGGGTCGTCCACTTACACTCAGAGCTGAGGGTGCCGAACGAGTTCTTCACCACCACCTCAGCGTGATGCCCGCCCGCCTTCTTCTGATGCTGCCAGGGCGACAACTTCCTGTTACCGCTCGGCTTGAGTGGGACGGGTGCCCACACCTTCCCGATGTGGACAGCCTGCTCGCTAGTAGTAGAGGTCATACAGTTTCCCCTTCCTCCATCCCAGCATCCACCCCGACGTGTTCAACTCGGGGTCACCAGACGGCCACAACTTCGAGCCGTCATCCAACAGGACACAGACAGCACCCTCGTCCTGCCAATCCTCCCAACCACAGGCGTCCATCTCCGACTTGTGGAGTGGACGCACCGCAATAATGCGTCGGCCTATCGGCCATTCCTGATTGCTCATCTCTCTCTCTCTCTCTCCTCATACTCGCGGATCAGTAGACCAGTAGTAGTCGTCGGCCATCTGCTTATCGCACAGGTGACAGCCCTCGTCGTCACACTCCTCGCACGGATCGTCAACGTCCGTGTACGGGGCTTCCAACCATGCGTCATAGTTTGCCCACGCATCAACCATCAGGTGCCTCCTTATAGTACCTAGTCATGGCGTCCATGTACGAGTCGAACAGGGGCGACGACTTCGACAAGTCACAGATGAACTCGTCCAACTCCCGCTGCTCCTCCGTATGGGTGCGAGACTTCCACACCCTCGCCTCCTCAATCCGCAGGATGGCGGCGTTCGCCTCCTCCTGGCGGAGACGATCCACCTCGCATGAATCGTCACAGTCCTGCGGGTCGCCACAAAAGCGACACGCATCTACTTCACTCATCTTCTTCTCCTCTCTCCAAGAACCAGAGCACAGAGCCAACCACCACAGTCAGCACCGCCCCCCAAAACATGATGAACAGAAACCCCTCATAGGTGAGTTGGTTCATGCCTCATTCCTCTCCCTCTGATCGTTGCCGCACGGCAACAATCACCTAGTTGCGCCCCTTCGGGGTGGTCCGTCCACCTTTGGGCCGCATGTTGTACGGCCTCTTACGCTTCGCGCTCATCATCCTCCTCCCTCCCACTAGACGCCAGTTTACCAGACAAGGGGGCACCGTTCAAGGATGCGCGGCACCTGGCCAACCACACCCGCGCCTCCTCCACGGACACAGGCTCCCCCACCACGGGAAACAAACGATCCTGGTCACCCATAAGCCTGCCCCTCCTCGAACTCCTCAACAGAAAACCGACCATCCACCGTCACCAACGGTGGCCGATACTCCTCACCCTCATACACAAAGAACCGACCCTCACGAATCGCCTCCTCATACCGTGCTATCTGCTCCTTAGTCAGCATCCTGCTCCTCCTGCTCGATGTGCTCGTTGTGATCACGACGCACCCACTGCTCCGTGGCGCGCCACCTGGTAGAGAACCAATCGCACCCATCAGGGCACGAACACTTCCCACCTACTCCTAGTGAGCCAGCGGGAATCAGAACCAGTTGATGACTACTCATACCGTCCACCTCCTAGTGGATATGCGGCCACCTCCTAGTCGTTGTGCCACGTAGCACAACGACGACCAGGCGACCGTCAATAAAAAGAAAACAAGAAAAGGCGGACCCTTTCGGGTCCGCCCTCTCTCTGTGTGTGTGGTCAGTCAGTACCGTCCGACAGGATGCCCGCCATAATCTCGGCGGTGCAATCCATGTCCACGTGGACCAGCTCGGTATCCGTCGGAACGGCCCCGAGCGTCTCGCCGATAATCTCCCAATCCCTCCCGATAATCGGGAGGAACTCGGCGAAGGCGTCGGGGTCCCCACGGAAGGCAACGGCGAAGGCCGTAAGGCCCGCCACCTTGCCTTCGGGGTCCGTCGGCTCGGCTTTCAAGTCGTGTCCGTTGGGCTTGGACTTGGACTTGGACTTGGACTCGGTATCCGTGTCCACGACGCCTTTACGCATGGTGCGTACTGCCGTCGCATGATCCCGAGCCGACTCGGCCGTAAGCGTGCCCGCCTTCCGAGCCTCGGCAATCCACTCCACTATCTGAGTGCGCCGAGCCCCACCATCCGCCCATGCCTCGGCCTGCAAGGCCTTGTACACAGAGAACGGAACGGACACGAGGCGGACAGACTTCGGGAACGAAGCGGCCGTGTTGCGGGCCGCCACGAGCGTCGTCCTGTCCATGCCCGCTTGGGCGCCGAGCCGAGAAAGGATCTCGGATTCCGTGGTCTCGGCCCCGTCTCGGGAAGTCCAGCGGACCTTGGTCCGTGGGAACTCCACGAGCAGAGCGTCGCCCATCTTGAACATGGCCGACCCAACGGCCTTGATGGCTTTCACCAACGGGCCGTATTCCTTCCGAGTCTTCTCGGTGCGTTCGGGTACTGACTGACTGCCTTCGGTACTCATGGTCTCTCCCTCCCATAGGGCGAGAGCATCGAGCACTTGTGCCACGTGGCACAAGGCCCGAGGCAGTCGCTCTATGGAGTTGGTAAGTAGCAAGTGCCCGCCTATCTGACGGACATACCAATTCTCGCATAGTCCCAATCCATACACAAGGACCGACTAGGGCCGACCTTGTGCCACGTAGCACAAGAGGGTGCCCGCTAGGTGTCGGGCTTGACTTTTCGGCGACCATCGACTAAGCGCCTGGAAACGAGAACCATTCTCAAAAGCGCAGGTTCCGATTTGACAGCAGCCCGAAAACCTGCTAGCGACCTGGGAATCATTCCCAAAACGAAAACGAGAACGATTCTCAGCTCAGCCGTCGCCCAGCCGTCGGGCGGGGCACCCCCACGGGGGGCGGGGGCCAAGCCACCCCCCATGTATAGATATGGATTCCCGATGCGTTCGAGTCTGCGTTGCCCGCGTGCCGTGTAACTTTGCGGGACTATACACTGTATTGATTTGCGGGGGCTCGGCCCAGTCCTTGGGGGGCCTGGGCCTCGCTGCTAGCGGCTGGAGGGCGACGCTCCGCGTCGCCCGTGCCTAGCCCTTTTTTCATTAGCGGGGGTTGTCCCACTGCGCCGTTTCAGGCATGTAGCGTGGGACAGGGTTCGGGTGTTTGTGGAGGTGGTTTGATGCCGCAGAATGGTGGAGGCAAGGGTTGGAGGACTGATCCTGAGACGGGCGAGAAGGTGATGCCTGATTCGTGGAAGGCGTTTTTGGATTGGGTTCTTCAGGGGCCTGCCAGGGTTCCTGAGCACCAGTATGAGTGGGCGCGTGAGAATGGTGTCCATGAGGATTCGGTGCGTCGGTGGAAGCGTGATCCTAGGTTTGTGAAGGAGTGGGATCGTCGTGCCGCCGAGTTGAACATTCATCCTGAGCGTACGCAGTCGGTGATTGATGCGTTGCATCAGCAGGCGGTGGCTGGTTCGACGCAGGCTGCGTCGTTGTATTTGCAGTACATCGAGAAGTTCACGCCGAAGCGTCGTGTCGTTGTTGATGATGAGCGTGAGGTGGCTGGTTTGTCGGATTTGGAGTTGGCTGACGAGTTGGCTGGTTTGGTCGCGGAGTTTCGCGGGGAGGATGTTCGGTGAGTGGTGTTTGGTTCCCGTATGCTGAGGAGCGTGCGGAGCAGCGTTTCGATCCTGATGGGGATTTGTTTTGGCGTGAGGAGGCTTTTGGGGAGCGTCCCATGTTGGGTCCGTGGGGCGATCCGATCCACGACCTTGATGCCGAGCCGCATTCTTGGTTGTCTGATGAGGTGTTGGAGTGTGGTTTGGAGAACCCTGAGGTGTGTGAGGCGTGCGATTGAAGTGGGTCGTGTGCCTTTCGGTCACGGCGGCGTTTATGTCTGTGGCATTTCTGGTTTGGGGATTGGGCCAGACGTTTCGGTCGTTGTTCGAGTAGATGAAAGTTTGGATTGACCAGGATCTTTGCACGGGGGACGGGATTTGTGTTGAGATTTGTCCGTCGGTGTTCGACATGCACGAGGATGGTTTGGCGTATGTCAAGGAAGCCGACTGGCCTACCCTCTGTGGGCCAGATGGCAGCCCACGGGGTGAACCCGTTTATCAGATGGCCGAAGGGCGGGCGGTAGTTCCTGAAGGGGATGTTGATGCCGCTATTGAGGCTGCTGAGGAATGTCCTGGCGAGTGCATTTTTCTTGAGGTCGAGTAGGTGAGCCGTCTCGGCGAGCTGCGCCAGGAGGCCGAGTGGCGTAAGTGCGTTCGTGACGAAAAGTATTTTTTGCGGACGTATTGGCATATTGCGCATCCTGCGCATGGCCGCATCTTGTTTGATTTGAGGCGTGCTCAGGCTGCCGCCATCGACCATTGGGATAGTAACCGTTATTCTTTGACGTTGAAGGCCCGTCAGATCGGCTGGTCTACGTTGGTGGCGGCGCACCAGTTTTGGTTGGCGTTTTTTCATCCTGATCAGAACATTATTGATTTGTCTCGTACGGAACGTGAGGCTGTCCAGTTGTTGCGGAAGACGAAGTACGGGTTTTCGCATTTGCCGAGGTGGATGGTTGATCGCGGCCCCAGGCAGCTTGTTGAGCATCAGCAACGCATGTTTTTCGGTAATGGTTCCCAGATTGTTTCGATGCCGTCAGCGTCGGATCCTGCGCGTGGCGAGTCCGCCACGCTTATCGTGGTGGACGAGTGGGCGTTCTTGCCGAACCCCGAGGAGGCGTGGGCTTCTATCGAGCCTGTCGCGGATGTTGGAGGGCGGATCATTGGGTTATCGACCGCGAATGGATCAGGAAACTTTTTTCACCATCTTTGGGTGGGGGCGAGCACGGGGAACAACAAGTTTGAACCCATGTTCTACCCGTGGTCTGCCACGGAGGATCGTGACGATTCGTGGTATGAATCGAAGGTTGAGTCGATGTTGCCGTGGCAGTTGGCTCAGGAGTATCCGACGACGCCTGAGGAGGCGTTTGTAAAGTCGGGGAATCCCGTGTTCGATTTGGATGTGTTGGACGACATGATGGTGCGTTGCCGCCCTGGGTTGTCGGGGTATTTGCACGAGTTGTCGGCCAGGTCTGTGGAGTTCAGGTCGTGAATTGTTGGCGTTGTGACTCCGAGTTGGTGTGGCAGGGGGATTACGACTTTCCAGATCACGGCGACGAGGTGACGGTCACCCGTTTGGATTGTTTTGGTTGCGATGCTCACGTCGAGGTGTATTTGCCGTGAGTTTGGAGGTTTGGTGTAAGCCTCAGGGGGATCACGCGTACGTGTTGGGGGTGGACACGGCTGAGGGTTTGGGCCACGGCGACTATTCGTGCGTTCAGGTGCTGGACGTGAACACGGGCGAGCAGGCGGCAATATGGCACGGCCATATTCCGCCCGACGAGTTGGCTGCCGAGGTGATGCGGGTCGGCTTGTGGTATCGGGATGCGTTGTGTTGCGTCGAGTCGAACAATCATGGTTTGACGACGATCACGATGCTGCGCCAGTTGGGGTATCCGCGTCTGTTTCGGAAGCGGTCGCTGAACCAGGCGACGGCGAAGGTGTCGATGGAGTTTGGTTGGCGTACGACGCGCACGTCGAAGCCGTTGATGATCGACGATTTGGGGATGGCGTTACGCAACGAGGAACTTCAACTGTTTGACCGTCATACCGTGGGGGAGTTGCGGACGTTTACCCGCAACGAGCGGGGCACGATGTCGGGGTCACCGTATGACGACAGGGTGATGGCGTTGGCGTTGGCGAACCAGATGCGAAAGTATGCTCACGCCCCCGAGTATGTTGAACATCCCGACGATTATTGGACGGTCGAGTGGTTTCGGAGGCTTGCGGTGGCCGATGACCACGACTCTGGGGGTTACAGGATCGGGGCGAGCAGTGTCCGTGGGACACCCTGAGCCGTGTATGTAGACATGTCTATCCACTTCACTCAGGAGTATTTTTATGGCTAGGTTCGTTTCCTTTACCAACGGCACGCAGACTGTCGATGGTGCGAAGGGTCAGAACAACAAGATGGAGCGCGGCGGGTCGGTTTCTGCGAACCCGATCTGGGAGCCTGGTGGCGCCAATTCGCCGAAGCAGCGGTTTGATTCCCCGAAGGTGAACAACCAGACGGGCGGCTACGGCCAGGTTTCGGTGCGCGACACGCCGTTCAATCAGCATGGCGAGACGGGCAAGGTTGAGCCTGCGAAGCCGCAGCCGAACCTCAAGGGTCATAACGCCCGCTAGTGGCCGTATTGCCCCCTAGGGCTTCGTTCGAGGAGTTCTGCTCGTACGTTCGTGGCATCAACGATGATGTCCACGACGACGAGCTGGACGACTTGTGGGAGTGGCGCCAGAAACTACTTGGTGTCCGAATAGACACTGGGCGCGGCTACCGCTCGACGCTGCCCCCCGACGAGCAGCATTTGTCCCGCGAGGAACGCGGGTTGAAGGCTCAACAGGAAGCGTTGTCCCAGGGGCGGAATATCGAAAGGTTGCCTGACAAGGCGTACTTCTGATGGCTCGTAAGACACGCAGTGAACTGCTGGACGATTACCAGCATCGGCTGAACCTGTCGCGCCGTTGGCGCGATGAGGAAGGCTACGACAGGACGTGGCGTCGTTTGATCGACTTGTACAGGGGTAAGCATTGGCCTCGTACGTCGTCTGCGGAGCGCGATTTGATCGCGGTGAACTTGTCGTTTTCGACGGTGAACGTGATTGCGCCGTCGGTTGCTGTGAACCATCCGAAGATCGTGGTGAAGGCGAACCATCCTGGCGACGAGGCGAACGCTTCGTTTGTCGAGGCGGTCGTGAACCATTTGTGGCGTCATCACGATTTCCGCAAGCCTTTCCGCCGCGCCGTCAAAGATTTCCTGATCTTGGGGCACGGCTGGTTGAAGGTTGGTTGGCGGTTCGTGGAGCAGGAACGCTCTTTGGGCGAGGGGGAGCGCGCCGAGATTTTCGATCAGGCCGTGTCGGAGGCGAACGCTTTCGCCTTTGAGGAGCCGTTTTTGGCGTCCGATTTGCCGTCTGACGAGGAGATTGAGGCGAATCTGCCGACGACGCAGATGACGATTGTCGAGGATCAGCCGTTTGTGGAGCGCGTGTCGCCGTTCGACATGTTCGTGGATCCTGAGGCGACCTGCATCGAGGATGCGATGTGGATTGCCCAGCGGATTGTCCGCCCGTTGAAGGAGGCGCAGGACGACAAGCGTTATTCGCCTTCGGTGCGGAAGGGTTTGGCGGCGAACGCTGGCGTGAACCCGATGTATGCGGACGGCTACTACGAGGACACGTTGGAGCGGTACGTGGAGGATGACCGTGTGGTCATCTGGGAGTATTACGACGTGCCGTCGAACACCATGTCGGTGTTCGCCGATCAGGGCGACGGGTTCCTGGTGCCGCCGACGGTGATGCCGTATGCGTTTGGGCAGCCGTTTGTGATGATGCGGAACTATGACGTTCCTGACGTGTTTTATCCGATTGGCGATTTGGAGCCGATCGAGTCGTTGCAGTTGGAGTTGGATAAGACTCGTTCCCAGTTGATGAACGACAGGAAACGGTACGCACGCAAGTACCTGTACCACGAGAGGTCGTTTGGCCCTGAGGGCCGTGAGGCTTTGGAGGCCGACGAGGATGGCCGTCTCGTCCCTGTGGTGGATGAGAACAAGCCGTTGTCGGAGGTTGTCGTCCCGATGCCTCAGATCCCGATTTCAAACGACATTTACGCGTACTCGAACATTATTGAGGAAGACATCAACACGGTGTCGGGCATTTCGGAGTATGCGCGGGGTGCGATGCCTGAGATTCGTCGTACGGCGACGGAGGCCAGCATTATCGCTGACGCGCAGAACGCCAGGGCTGCCGACAAGTTGGCTTTGGTTGAGATTGCCATTTCGCATATTGGCCGTCGCGTGTTGCAACTCGTTCAGCAGTACATGACGGGTGAGGCGATGGCGCGTGTCGCTTTGAAGGGCGGCGAATCGTTGTATGTGCCGTACACGAGGGAAGAGATTCTCGGCGAGTACGACTTCAGCGTGGAGGGCGGTTCTACGCAGCCGATCAATGACACGATCCGCAAGCAGCAGGCGGTGTCGTTGATGAACGCTGTTGCGCCTTTGATTGGCACGGTGATTGATCCGACGGCGTTGGCGATGCACATTCTCGAAGAGGGATTCGACGTGAAGGATCCGATGAAGTTCTTGATACAGCAGCCTGCGACCCCTGAGGAGCAGGCTGTCGCTGGGCAAACCCCGCCGCCGCCCGAGCAGGCCCCGCCGCCGCTACCCGACATGGGTGGCGTGCCGTTGCCGCAGGGGCCAGATATGGGGGCGTTTGCCCCGACTGGCGGGGTACCGCCCGAGTTGTTGGCGCAGTTGCAGAACCAGATGGGGTTGGAATTGCCTGCGCTTTGATCTGCGGTGGGACAGTCCCGCCGTAACTAATAGGAGCAACCGTCGAGGACTCCCAGGAGGCAGAAGTGCCCGAAGAAAACATGGAAGCAACAGAATCCGCTTTGGCGGACAGTCCAGAGCTTTCAGCAACGGAACCGACAGGAACCAGCGACTATACCGTCAAGATCGACGGGGAAGAGCAGCAGGTCAGCCTAGAGGAACTACAAAACGGCTATCAGCGGCAGGCGGATTACACCCGTAAGACGCAGGAGTTGGCAGCCGAACGTCAGCGTCTACAACAGGCAGAAACCATCGTGTCGGCCCTTGAGGCCGACCCGCACGGTACTTTGGCCGCGTTGGGAAACGCTTTGGGCGTGGAGGACACCCCCGTGCCCCAAGACGACGTGTCGTCTTGGGAGGACGAGGATCCAACCGCTCAGAGGGTCGCCCATCTCGAAGCCCAGGTTGCCCGTCAGGCGCAGGCGCAGAGAAAGCAGGCGTTGGACAAAGAAGTTTCACGTTTGAAGAGCCAGTACGGCAATTTTGATGAGCAGGTGCTGTTCAAGCATGCCCTGGACAACAAGATCGCCAACTTGGAGGCCGCTTACACCCACATGAACTTCAATGGTCTGGCTGGTTACGCTGGGAAACTCCAGCGGGACCAGGAGGCTTTGGAAGCGAAGCGTGGGGGTGCCCCTGTCGAGGGCGGGAAGACCGTCCAGCAGGGCGCTGTGGTGGGCGATGCCAACAAGAAGGTTTCTTCGCTGCGTGAAGCGTTTGCCCTTGCCAAACAAGAATTAGGCACCTAAACCTTTGAAGGGGGTTTCACATGGCTGCTGGTAACAGCAACTTTGACGAGATTCTCTCCACCACGCTCAAGAACTACATTCCGAAGCTGACGGACAACATCTTCAGCGCTCGGCCCTTGTTCTACGCGTTGACGAACGGTCAGACCATTCGTCGCATCAGCGGTGGGGCGAAGATCGTTGTTCCCGTGATTTACGGGACCAACTCAACCGCTGGTTCGTACAGCGGTACCGACACTATTTCCGTGACGGCTCAGACAGGCATTTCGGCTGCTGAGTACGACTGGAAGCAGTACGCGGCAACTGTGACGATCAATGGTATTGAGGAAGCCAAGAACAACGGCGAAGCTCAGATCATTGACCTTCTGGAAGGCAAGATTTTCCAGACGCAGGAAACCATCATCGAGAACATGAACACCATGTTCTTCGGCAACGGCACTGGCAACAGCAGCAAGGACTGGTTGGGGCTGAGTGCCCTAGTTGGTTCCACGGGTTCTCCTGGTGGCATTGATGCCACCGATTCGGACAACTCGTGGTGGCGTTCAGCGGTAACCAACCAGGGCGGTGCAATCACCGTCGCTGCGATGGCTACCCTGTACAACAACTGCTCAGTTGGCAACGACCAGCCGACTATCATCATCACGGGTCAGAACCAGTACGAGGCTTACGAGGCTCTGCTGGATGGTCAGATCCGCTACACCGACACCGACATGGCTGACGGTGGCTTCCAGAACCTTCTGTTCAAGGGCGCCCCGATCACCTTCGATGGCACCTTGGCAGGTGAGGGCAAGCTTTACATGCTCAACACCAAGTACCTGCAACTGGTCGCCCATTCGGATGTCTGGTTCAAGCCGACGCCGTTCGTGCGTCCAACCAACCAGGATGCGGTGTTCTCGCAGTTGCTTTGCTACGGCGAGTTGACCACTTCCAACCGTGCCCGCCAGGGCTACATGTACGGGATCACGCCTGCTTAGGCACCGTACCTGACTTCTTAGGAGCATCATGGGACGAGGTTTCGCATACGCACATAAGGCAGGGCAACGCCCCTATGGGCAGCCCGCCGACGGCTACCGTGACGCTTCGCCTCGACCCCAAACTGTGGGTTCGTCGCGGAATGTTCAACGAGTCCAGCGTATCGCCACTTCCGTTCCCGCTCCTGAGGTCATCATGTGCAGCGCGCTGACTCGTAGCGGGGCACCCTGTAAGGGGCGCCCCGTTACGGGCAGCGACCTGTGCGTCTTCCACACCGAAAAGGAGTAGCGGGTGGACATTTCCACCATGCGCTCGTATATCCGCTCGGTGGTGGATATTGACTCGTCCGACATTACGGACGACACCCTGAACCGTTTCCTCGGCGAGGGGTACGACAAGATCGTTTATTCGGAGAAGCGTTGGCCTTTCTACGAGGTGTCCACCACGTTCAGCACCGTTGCCGACACGAAGGACTATACGTTGGCGACGGTTGGCGCTTCGGTCACGAACGGGCTCCGCGAGATAGCGGCGCTACGCACCGATGACCATGTGGTTACCTTCGTGGGCCGCGACGACGGCGATGTCGTGTATCCGCTGGATACGACGACGACGGGTGATCCGTGGTGGTGGTCGTTCTGGGCAGAAACAGTGCGGCTGTATCCGACCCCAGGTTCGGCGTCCACCGTGTATGTGCGGGGCTACCAGAACCCGTCCTCGTTCGGGGCGGCTTCGTCGGACACGACGGAACCGTCCGATCTGCCGAATCCGTTTCATGTTCTGATCGCCACCTATGGGATCGCCCGCGCTTATGAGCAGCAGGAAGACCCTGGGATGGCAGCCCAGTATTTCGCCTTGTTCGAGGGCGAACTGGACAATTTGAAGGATCGGTACGTGGACATGCCTGCTCCGCAGCCGATTGTGCTCAACGGGCGTTTGGCTTCGCGTTGGCGGTCGCAGGTCATCTTGCCGAATCGTCTCCGCTACTCTTGGGAGTAGCGGATGGCTAGGGGCGCTGGAGCGCGCGGTTCTGGCTTCAAGCTTGCCGCGCTGGAATCGTTTTCGGGCGGTTTGAACCTCAGGTCGGATCAGTTCAACCTGGCTCCGAACGAGTCCCCCGACTTGTTGAACGTTGTCGTTGACCCTCGTGGCGGCGTTCGGATGCGCGACGGCGTGGACCGCCGCAATTCGACCGCTTTGTCGGCTGACGTGAAGGGCATGTGGGGGTTTCACACGTCGAGCGGCACGAACGCTTTGATGGTGAACTACGGCACGAGTGTCGCCCATTCGGTGAGCGGCAATTTCACTGACCTGTCGGGTATCACGGCGCGGACGAACGGGTCGCGGGTGTACGGGATGACGATGAACGATGTCGCCTACGGGGTGTCGTATGACAAGCCGTCGTTCAAGTGGGATGGTTCTTCGGCAGCCGATCTCGGCACCACGTTTGACGGGACGACAGGCAACTTTCCGCAAGCCCAGTATGTGGCGTTCTGGAACAACTTTGCGTGGGCCGCCCATACGTATGAGGGGTCTACGGCGCACAAGTCAAGGGTTCGTTGGTCGAACGCCAACGAACCTGAAAAGTGGGGTGAGGCGGGGTCTGCCAGCCCAGATTCGGACTATGTGGACATCGACCTGGGGGAGCACGGCGACTACATAACGGGTTTGGCGTCGTTCGGGGATCGCCTGCTCGTGTTCAAGTCGAACTCGACGTATGCGATCTTCGGCTACGACTCTGATTCGTTCCAGGTGCAGTTACAGTCGGCTTCGGTGGGGATGATTCCGTTGTCGTCGCCTGCGATCACGCCGAACGGCGTGTTCTTCTGGTCGGCGCACGAAGGCGTGTACCTGTACAACGGGCAACAGTTCGTCTATTTGTTCTCGAAGTTGCAGCCCGCCATCGACGACGGGCGGATTACGTTCAGCAATCCGCCGCAGCTCGCCTGGGGCGACAACCGCCTGTACGTGTCGTTGGATTGGACGGAGAACGGTTCCACGGCGCGTCGAACGCTGATCTTTGATCCGACGATTGGCGAGTCGGGCGCTTGGACGATGACCGATATTGATGCTGGACCGTTGGTTGCGTATCGGCCTCCGAACCAGGGGGCGTCAGTGTTGGCGGGTTGTGTCGCCAACACGGGGTGTGTTGTCGATGTCGAGGACGAGCAGAACCGCAACTCCGACCGTTACACGGGTTCAACGGAGACGCACATTTCGTCGCATTTCGTTACTCCGTGGTTGACGGGTAACGATCCGATTACGAAGAAACGGTGGGGTAAGCCGAGGTTTATCACGTTGGCCGAGTCTTCGATCACGATGCCCGTGCAGGTGTACAAGAACTATGACAAGTCGTCGCAGACGACGACGTTTGACGTGAACGTCACGGGGAAGACTTCCGATTCGCTGTGGAACACGGCGAAGTGGGATGACGCCGATCCGACCTCCGACTATTACGCGGCGTGGGACGCTATTGCCCAAGATCTGGTCGCCGATGTGGTCAGGTTGCCCACGATTGGGACAGCGCAGGCTATTTCTTTGAAGGTCAACGGTCCCTCCACGAACAACCACTGGGAGGTGAACGCTATGGCGTTCACATACAACCCGAGGAGATTGCGCTAGATGGCGACACTGGCTGTTACCAACGATTTTTCGGCAGGCACCACGATTGTGGCTGCCGACATGAACACGAACTTTTCCGACATCGAGACGTTTGTGAACTCGTCCCCTGGGCTGGTTCAGAACACTTTGGTGGATGCGAAGGGCGACATTCTCGCGGCTTCTGCCGACAACACGGTTGTTCGCGTCGGCGTTGGCGCGAACGGGACGTTTCTGGTGGCGGATTCCAGCGCGACCCCTGGGGTTGCGTGGGTGACGACTGCTGTGGACGACAACATCATCGCAAACCAAGTTTTCTCATAGAGGAAAGGCATTATGGCAACGTATTCAAAGGAGTTCCTGTCGCATAGTTCAAACGGCAGGAACATCTCCATTACCTCGACGACGGCTGGATCGCCTGTGTCGATTCACACCGCTGGTTCGGGTACTTCCAACAGGGACGAGATCTGGGTTTACGCCTGCAACACTTCCGCTTCTGCGGTCGTGTTGACCGTCCAGTATGGCGGCACGACCGACCAGGACGACTACATCGAGTTGGAGCTGGCAGCCGATTCGGGGATGACGTTGATCGTTCCTGGGTTCCTGTTGGACAACAGCCTGATTGTGAAGGCGCACGCTGCGACGGCGAACGTCATCAACGTCAACGGTTTCGTGAACCG